GGAATCCGAATACTTCTTAGCAACTTTTTCAAATTCTGGACCTATTTGCGAAGCCAACTGAGTTGTCTGTGCATTAAATCCTTTATTCTTTTTCAGCAGAGATATGTATTCAGCAGCTGCGGCCATACTCTTGTCTCTGTTTGGACCAGTGCCGAAATCAGACATTGCCTGAAGTTGCTTTACAGCCTTCGGGTCAAGTTTTGCGTTCTTGCTGAATGCCGCATAGGCTTGGCCAAGCGCGGTAATACCATAGGATGCGAGAGTTGAGTTAACTTGAAGCATCCTTAGCGCGTCAGCAGATTGGGAAATCGATGTTCCAAGGGCAGCGGATTCTTTAAATCTAAAAGCGTAAGCAGCTGCATTAAATTCCTGGAATGCCGCCGCAGCAGTAATAGCAGCAGCTCCAGCGGCTGCTACTGCGCCGGCCAGGCCCTGCATGCCCCAGTTATAGAGCTTTACGGCGGCATTACCCACAGCAAATGCGGCATTAACGCTAACGAGAGCAATAGTCACTGCCGCAAATTCAACAGCTAGACCAATTACCAGATACATCAATTTTCTGGCGTGCTTAATAAAGGTCAGGTTTGTGCCATTTAGGCGCTGCATAGTCTTATTCATGGCACCCATGCGGCCATTTAGTTCACCCATGCGACCCGAGAGCCTGTTGGTGTCGTTGGCTAAAGTTCTTTGGGAGCGTGACAATGCAGTGAGGCGAGCAGCAGTTGCCTCAATTTGCTCGGTGTTCCTTGTGTCTACGTCAAGAACAATATTTATACGACTGTCAGCAGCCACTTATACCCCAATATGCTCAATATCCTTGAGCTTTACGCTCGGCAGCGGCGCGGTCCGCCTCAATAACTTTAGCACATGAGACGCGAATTAACCATTCTTCAGCCGTGCAATCCAGCAACTGGATGGGGTCGGTGCCGAATAATTCTCCTAGACGAGCGGCCGTTATTATTCGGCCGTCATCGGTAAGTTCATCTAGGATTGTTTCGTAGGGTTTTCGGTTTGTTCCACCGTATCGCCGTATCCGGCAGCGTCAATAATCGCAAGCGCTGCAGCCTCGACATGCGGGTCAAGACCAAAGAAAGCAATAACAGCATCGGGAAGCGCGCGTGCTGCACCCGTCATTTTCAGAACAGATGGGGATGCAAAGCCTAGTGACTTTCCATCTTCAAGCACCTCTTCACCATTGAGGTAAATACCCTTTGTGGTGTGGCCAATTACCTGGCATGCAAACTTTGTGGCGTCGATTCCGTTCTTCGTCTCTGACCCGGCATTCTTCTGCCATGCACGAAGCTGCTGCTGTGTGATGTTTGGGCTAATGAGAAGCTGAACACCAGGGCGCTCAGGAACATTAATAAACACCTCAGGGCGCATTACTTTTTTACTCACAACTGCCTTCAGTTGGTCGAGGACATTGTCCGAGTCGACATCGCCAGAAGCGAATGATGGTGTTGCGTTTTCTTCAATTGGCTCGTACAGATTGCTCATAGCCGTCACACTAGCACTATATTGCCTGCGCTAGTGGATGTAAATAGTTACTGTGTTGGCTCGCCTGAAATTGCGAATGTAAGAGCGAATGTCGCTGGAGCACCGGAAGAGGCATCACCCTCTGGCTCGGATAGACCAACAAGAAGCGCCTTTGAATACACGCGCTCTGACTGGGCATTTTTTAGGTCACAGTCAGTGTCGTAAATCTTGATTTCATAGTAGGCGCGTCCCACGACTTTACGAGCATTGGCAAGTACTGTTCTCAGGTCTGCGTCATAGTGCTTCGTGAGCGTGATGTCTCCAACTTCCGACGGAGCACACAGTGTCTCGGGGAAAGGGTTTCCGCCAGTGTAAATCTTTTCAACAGATGCGGTAATTTCACCACCAGACACCTGGGCAAAGTACCCACTAAGGCTGGGACCAGAAACATCGCCACCCGCAAGCGGTGTGATTTCAGCGATAATCTGCCTCTGAGCTAGCTTGGCTGCCATTTATTCCTCCGTTATACCAGTGTTGAAGTTAGATTTGACTTGGTGATTTCGACTTCGATTCTGTCACCAATCGAACTTACGCGTGCACCAATCTTTGCCTTGATGACGCCAGTTGCGAGTTGTGTTAGAGGGTTGATGGCATCGTTGACCTGAACGGTGTAGCCCGGGTCAATTTGCTTTCCTGTGCCATCAAATGCCTCGTACAGACCTCCGCCGACTCTGATTCTGTCCATAATTGCCGTCAATGTCGCAGCAACTCTAGAGAATGTTGAACGTCGACCATCGATTGGGAGGAACAAGAGCGCCTCTAGCGCCACTTCCGCCTCATAAACAATCTGGTTCAAGACTTCGCGAGCAACGATAAACCTAAAGTTGTTTGTGTCGCTTGACGCTGAGCGCGCTCCGTAAACCCTGGTTGTTCCGTTGATGACCTTAATGGCATTAACAAAACCAGCATCGAGAGCGTCCGACTCTGTCGTTGAAAGGACTGCGTATGGAGCTGTTACAAACTTTGCTTCTGAGCGCTCGCCAGCATACGGGCTCCACGAGCCGTACGTGTTGTGAACCAGTGCTCTCTTTGCACAAACGTAACCCTCACAAGGAATTGTCTTTGTTAGCTGCCCATTAGGAATCTTTACCCATGGGTAGAAGAAAGCTGCATACTCTGAGTTTTCTAGGTCAGAAAACTCTTCAGCTTCCGCGATTGCGCCTACAACCGTAGTGTCTTTGTCAAAACCCAAGACAGCGATTCTTCTGCTTCCGGCAGCATGTGCAAGTAGCGCATTGCGAACTGTTGAGCTGTTGTAGCCAGGAGCACATACTGCACCAGGTCCAAGAGCCTCGGTGAACAAGTCGACTGCATCCACAACGTCTGCCGCCACAATGGCTGCTCCGTCGCTGCCGCCAGTAAAGTTGGCTGCTGAGGCAATGCTTGGAATGTCCTCTTCGCCCTCGTCTACGGCGGTGACATACAATGCCGCAACTGCGCTGTTGTTAATTTCGTTTACGGCATCAGCAACGGTTGTATGTGTCTGTGTTCTATAGACCGTTGAACCGTTCAAAAGGATTGCCACACGGAAATTAGAGCCCGCAGTTGGATGTGTGACCTCTGCCTGGAGAACTCCACCATGTGCCCATGTCCCTTTTCCTGCAGCAGTGAGCGTCATGACAGGAGTTGTTCCGAAGTCGAGCTCCAATGAAGCTTCGGTTGCAGTGCTAGAAACAACACGCGAAACATAAGCACGTGCTCCACCCTCCTCAAAGAAGGTCTCAATTGTTTCATGCGTCCATCCAGCAGCAATCGAACCACCAAAGATGTCCTCGTAATCCGACAAGCTAGTGATTAGATGTACTGTGCCGTCTGGGCCGCGCTCCGTCAGGCCGGCGACGAACATCGTCGCAGTAGCTGCTGTCTGCGTATTTGTCGGTCCTGTGCGAACCGCCGTTGTTACGATTACACCTGGCATTTGTTCCTCCGTCCCATCCTAAATCGCATGGGCTATTTGTAGTGAGACTACTCAGATTATACTGACTGACTATCTGTTTCTGGCGAACCTTCGCCATTTGATTCGTCATCTTTTGTTTCCGCAGACTCTGAATCTTCCACCAATAATTGTTCCACGTTTTCCTCTTCCGTGGCGACAGATTCTTGCTCCGCTCCGGATATAACTGCTGCCAAATCAGCCACAGCACCTTCGAGTACGAGGGGGGATGAAGTTGACTGGCCTTTTTTCTTGCGCTTTTTTTTTGGTGCTTCCGCAGCAACAGGCATAACAACAGAATCCGAGACTGAAAAATGCCTAACTTTTAATAGCTTTTTGCTTAAAAGTGAAGAAATAACTTGGTTATCTGGGTGGACAATACAGCAGGCCCTAGGGACTAAGTACGTATCGGCCATAACCATCATGGTGCTGCCAGAAATATTTTGAACCTGTATATAGCCAGAAAATTCTGGAGGTAGCTCGCCGGCAATGCCGTCAAGTACATAGAAAAAATTTATATCTTGTGTCATCACGACTCCTGTAGAAGCGCAGATAGAGCTTTAGTTATGTCACCAGTTGCACGAGCGTCAAGGTCATATTGGGTAACCGCTGGCGCGATGTCTTCTCTGGTAATCACTTCATCCAATAATAGGTCATAACCTATGTAGGCACCGGCAAGGACTCTATCACCCTTTAAAAGTGTCAGTTCTGAGTATTCCTCAGACATGGAAGACTCTTCCACGCGAGCCTGTCTAGTTGCGTCGACCCTGGATAAACAAGGGTAATCAAGCAAGGCAGACCTAACAACAGTTGTCAATCTGTCTCTCATTAGAGTGGACTCATATGAACCCTCTGTCCTTACCCATACGTATGTTCGCATGCCATAAGTAACCCTATATAGAGGGTCAAGAGTTGTTCCGTCGTACTCCATGCGATTAAAAGATTTGGCATTAATAGCGACAGTAATTATCGTTGGCCAAGCGTCTAGGGCCAGTGGCTCGTAGGTTAAATACTCTGCTGGATTTGGCAAAGTAATGTCATCAACAGACCACCCATTACGATAATTGACAAGACGTATCGGTATATCGCTCTGCAGGTAAGTATTGACATAATATTTCGCAGAATGCGAGCCTTGCATCAATTCTTTAGTCATTATGTAACCTGCCCATCGACAACCCAGTCCGCAGCATCATTTGCATATTTTTCAGCAAACCCAGCCGGCTCAAATACTATTTTACGCTTGGGCATTTTTGTTGTTCCATATTGATGGAACTTCGCATATTCGACTTTCGTCCCTAAAGACATCGATTTAGGAGTCATAGAAAAAATGGAATCAGGGCTATTGCCAGTTACGCTGGCAAGCAACCGACCTGTTTGAACCATCGGTGGTGCACCAGGAAAGCGTGTTGCCTTCCATGCCCCATACCCAGCATCCAATGGTGCCCAGCCACCTGAAGGTAGACCGCCGAGGGCAAAGTTGGAAGCGTTCATCGCTCCAATTTCTGCTTTTGCTTTTACAAATAAAGGCGCAAAATTTTGTGAGCGCAAAAATGCTGCAGTAAGGCTAGCTTGAGTTTTTTCTACGCCACTGACCCGCACATCAACGGAAGCCACTAGATTCTCCGTCTTCTGTATCGCCTCAAGGCTAGTAATTCTTTTTCGGTAAAACCTGTCTCCAGCGGAGCAACATTTCGCGGATTTAAGTCTTTTACGCCAACGACGTCATCGTGCATGTTTTGCATTTCTCGAGTAGCCGCACGAAGAATAAATAGTTTGAAAAGATGGAGATTTTCCCCATCAAGACCGCCCGTATAGGTGACTTCAACAACATCGTTAGGGAAGCCTCGATACATTTCTAATCCATACCGTTGGACGATGTAGTCGTTGCCCGTCGCTGTTGCTTCTCCGCCAGACACAAATGTGCCGGCATCATCACCAGATATGGTGAACGTATTTGATGTGACAGCAACAATCTGCTTGCCTGGAACATCCCAGCCAGAAGGGGAGCAATCTTTAACGACCACGAATTGACCGACTGTAAATTTGTGGTTTGCGGCTGTATAAGTACATAATCCTGCACTATGTGAGGCGTTTGTGACTGTTGCTTTTCTCTGTATCGCCTCGCCAAGCAGCATTCCTGTTTCTGAAAGATTTTTTATCTTCACTTGGGACACAGAGCCGACAGGAGTATTGCGAAGGCTTATCATCACGGACGGTTGGATGTAGTTTATTGTTGTGCCCGTCGTATCAAGGCTGTGGTCATAAAAGAAAGATGTAGCGGGGACACCCTGGAAATATGAAGGTATTACATGCGTCTCCACAAACTCGTCCACCTCTATGGGGCGACGCAAAAATGCTTCAAGCTCACTCTGCAAACCCATCAGGACCATTTCAGCAGCATCTTGTTGACGCAGGCTGAAGCTAATGTCCATGTATGTGGTCAGCTCGCTGACTGAAACTAACACGCTTATACCGCCCGGCCGAGGCGGACATTTCTACGCTCACGGAGAAGTCTACGTCCCTCTCCGCTTCGGGTCCTATTCCTTCCACCCCCGCCAACTGTGTCGCTAAGGCGTCTCAGGGCATACGAGGTAGCCCTTTTCCACCACGATGGCAGATTGGTCCCTGCGGGCGCAATTCTGCGTGTTGGGGCAGGCAACTCAGTGTCAGTTATATTGTTAGTGCTTGGCATAGCTACCTCACTGCATAGTCAATGCCAATATTTTACTTTATGAGTCGGCGTTTGGAGGGCGCTCAAACTCCATGGCATCGACAGCTCCCGCAGGTGCCTCGATTGGCACCCATGCTTTAGAGTATTTATGTTCGGAAACCTTGCGCATTTTTATGAGCGAGCCATCAAGGAGCATGTCTATTTCAATCATTGACATGCCGAGAACGTCTTCCAGCGACGCTGCGGTGTATCTTCCAGATTGGTGTATTTTTTTAATAGTTCTTGACAAGTGGTGATTAACTATTGAGCCTCGTGCCCTGTTAAGACTGATATGCATAATCATCGCTTCAATATCATCACAATCAACAATATGAACTGGCACTTTGTTTCCATACATTGATTTCAGTCGCTTATTTGTTGCAATCGAAACTACGCGGTGAAATCCGTCAATAATAAAACTAGATTGCTGTTGCACGACAATAGGGCTGATTA